AAAGACAATATTTCTTTTTTAATTTTCATTAAAAGAATATTACTCGTTTTCTTTGTACTTGTAAAGAAAAAAGTTTTACGATGGTGATTGTGGGGGTAAATCACTAGCTAGATTAGCTACTCTAACTATATTATTACCAACCTTTTCTATTCTTAAAAGAGAACCTTTTAGTAGCTTTAATAAAATTTTAATAACACTTCTCTGCTTTGTATTTAACGAAGGATTCTCTTCAATACATCTATTAAGTTTATTAAATGCCGAAATTAAATACACAAACGCATCAGCAAGATCAACAGAAACCGTTTCTAACGGCCAAGGCATGGATGGTATTCCTTGTGGACTAGGAGCCGTCGGAGGCATAACAGGAGGTGATCCCGCTTGGTATGGGAATGAATATCCATTAGAAGAAGAATATGGTTGATAATCTTTTCTAGGAGATTCACTAGCACCTCCATACTGACGATTATTCCAAAGACCGTCCAACTCTTCTTCTAATGTTTTTTTCAAATTCATTGTTAATTTGTTTTTCCCATTTTTACTAAATTTCCACATCTAGAACAAGTCCATCTGCAAATATTCTCAACTTCTTTTGTATGTTGATTTTGTACTGGTGTTACTTTTCCAGATACACTTGCTCCACAAAATGTGCAAGAAATTGGTCTATTAGTAACTGTGTTGTATGATGTAGTATTCATAATAGCTACTTACTTACCTTCCGATGGTTTCCAAGTATCTTTTAATTGTTCTTGTATCGTGGGTTGTAATTCTTTGAACTTATGAGTTATATATTTACAAAGTTCAGATCTAACGATGTCTTCTTCGCCTAATTCCATACAATAAATTCCATGTTCTTTGGATTCATCATTGTTAAATAAATCATAAACCCTATTAAATCCAGATTTACCCACAGGAAGATCACTTTGTTCTGGATCTCCGCATAAAAACACTTTTGAAAACTCACCAATACGACTCATGATGGTGTGAATTTCTCTTTTAGAGAAGTTTTGAATTTCATCTGCACATACAAATTTAGCAGAAAAATGTAAACCCCTAGCAAAATTGATAGGACAAATCGTAAGACGATTATCCTTTTCTAGTTTATCTAATTGAGGTTTATTTAGAAGTTCTTCAAATTTATCATGAAATGGAGTTAAATAAACTCCAAATTTTTCAGCAATATCACCCGGCAAGAATCCAAGTTTAGAATCAGAAGACTCTACAGCAGATCGTACCAATACCATATCAGAAACCCTCTTCATATTAAGCAAAGTAAGTCCACAGTACATTGCCAATGTTGTTTTTGAAGTTCCAGCAGGACCCTTTAAAAACAATACTTTAGTCTTTTTATCTAGAAAAATTGATATAATTTCTTTTTGTTTTTCAGTCCAAGGAAGATTTTTTATAGTCAAATCAAATGAGATTTTGTCTCTTTGAAAGGCATATGGAGAGGTATCTGTTTCGTTGATTTGTTTTTCGTGGGTTATTCTTCCAGATTGTTTTCTTTCAGAACTGTTTTTTGGACGAGTTTTTTTGCTCATTAAAGTTATTTACTAAGTTATAAAATATTTTTTTATATTAATTACTCGATGCGTTAAGTGGATTATATTGCTTTGCGTTGGGTTGTGTATTAGATTGAACAACTGGTTTAACTGTAGATGAAGTGTTTGTGGGTGTTGTGGGCTTGTTTTCATCTTTTTCGGAAGAGTTTTCAGATGGATTTAATTTAGTTGCTAATGATAAAAAACTTTCTAGTTCTTTAGGTGATAAATTTGGATTATCGGGATTGTCTTTGATTTTATCAAAAGCACTATGTAGAGGATCCGTAGAATCACCCATAGGGGAATCGAATAAATCAGAAGCCAATGCTTTGGCGGTAGGATTGGAATTTAATTTTCCATTATTACTAACTGCGTTTTTAATAGTATTAATGGCATTTTTAATCAAAGGATTTTCATTATCTTCTAAAATATGTTTAGTAGCATTTATAAGTATTTTATCGAATTTTTTCATTACATATATAATTATACTTAAAAAAAATAAATTTTCAATAAAAAAGGAAAAATTAAAATATAATGATCAAATCGAACACAATCAGAGGTAAATAGTATTATAAATTATGGCAACAAGAACAATATCATCTCCCGGTGTACAAATAAATGAAGTAGATCTCAGTGTAATTGCTAGACCAAGTGGTGTAACTAATACATTCATTACTGGTTTTGCAAAACAAGGTCCTACAGATGAAGTTATTAACGTTGGAAGTCTTACTGAATATGAAAGCATATTTGGAACTCCTACAAATTCTTCAGAACGTTATTTATATCATTCTGCTCGTCAGATTTTAACACAATCTACTACAAATTTATTAGTAACAAGAATGCCATACGGATCTGGTGCTGGTGAAGGATTTTCAAATCAATATACTGCTCTTGTATATCCTCTTTCTTCAGATGCAGCAACATATGAAGCGTCAACTGCATTTAAATTATTACCACCAAAATCTATTTTATTAACAGATAGTCAATATTTAGATATCTTAGAAAATAATATATCATGGGGAGATTCTTATGTTGATGACAACATAAATTCCTTTGATGACATAGCTACCAAAGGTGGTTTAGTTATTTTAGATTCTTACAAAACATCTGTTAATAATCTATATGAGGGTTATTATATAGGAATAGCAGACAATTCCGAAAACAATCCTGCAAGTGATTTTTTAAGCATAAAGGGGATAAAATCGGTAAATTCTATAGATGCTGGAGGAAATAAACAAACATTTACAGCTATTCCATCATCTCGTTTAAATTTCTCGCTAACACAATCATATAGTAGTTCGCAAAATAGTATTTCACAAATAGTTGAAAACTTCCCTAAATTTGATTTTAGTAAATCAACATACAATGATTCATTAACTGTTATGTTGTTTAAATTAAGAACAACAATGTATGCACATGATACTGTTATTTTGGATTCTGTATTATTAGAGGGATACACCGGTTCTTTATACAATAAGAGAACACAAAACAATGTAAATGGTGGAGCACCTATTACTTTTAATTTAGATACATTGATAAATAAATCCTCTCCTAATATTAAATGCATAACAAATCCCTTTATTTCATCTACTGGAAACTGGATAAATTCTAATGGTTCACCAGCAAAAACAGTTAGAACAGATGCTGATACAAAAAACTTGTTCTCTAAAGGCGTATATATTTCTGATACAAGCACAGTTGCTTCTGGTATTGGAAATGTTCCTGAAAAATTACAAAGAATTTTAAATAACATTGATAATCTAGATATAGACGTAGATGTTATTGCCGAGGCTGGATTGGGTTCTATCTGGGTTGGAGCAAAAGAAAGATGGAAAGATAGTAATTTTGGAAATTCAAACAGTAGCGAACCATATATATATGATGAATATTATCATGTAGATACTTCGATTCTTAAAACACAAACCAACGATCCTGTCGGTGGAATTGCTGAAGATTATCAAGACATTGCTATGCAATTTGTAGCATTTGCTGATAAAACAAGAAAAGATCACGTATTTATTGCAGATCCTCTTAGACATATTTTTGTACAAGGAGGAAATGGAAAGATTTCAAAGAATAAAGACTACGTGTTTTCTACGGACGTTTATTGGCCATTGAAAAATCTATACGGTGGAAATCCAACTAGCTATGCTGCTGTTTATGGAAATTGGTTGAAAACTAATGACGTTTCTGCTGATAAACAAGTATGGGTTCCTTCCTCTGGTTTTGTTGCTTCTGTGTTTGCTAATACAACACAAAATGCATTCCCTTGGGTTGCCCCTGCTGGATTTAATCGTGGTACTCTCAACAACGTATTAGACGTAGCAATCAATCCTACACAAAAACAACGTGATTTATTATACAGAATTAATGTAAATCCAATTGCATTCTTCCCCGGAGATGGATATGTTGTTTTTGGACAGAAAACACTATTTAATAAACCATCTGCTTTCGATAGAATCAATGTTAGAAGACTTTTCTTAACACTTGAAAAAGCTACTAAAGCGGTTTTAAAATACTATTTATTTGAAGGAAATACATTCACTACAAGAACTAGAGTTGTTAATTCCTTAGCACCTATATTCACTCAAGCCAAAAACAATGATGGTTTATATGATTATAGAATTGTATGTGATGAAAGAAACAATACTCCAGATGTAATCGATAATAATGAAATGAGATTATCCATCTACATTCAACCAGTTAGAACCGCTGAATTTATTTTAGCAGATTTCGTTGCTACACGCACTGGTGTTAATTTTAGTGAACTTATTGGATAACCTTTTAAGATAAATATATACATATGGCAAATCTATTTCAAAACCAAGACATAAATAACTTCTTTCAGAACGCTATTAATAGAGACTTCGCAAGAACAAATCTCTTTCGTGTTCTTTATATAACATCAGGATCATCGAATATTGTTTTTGATGCTAAAGATTTGGTGTACATAACTACTACATCTCTTCCTAAAAGAGCAATAAACAACGTTTCTGTTCCATTCATGGGACTTAAATTTAATGTTCCAGGAACTGCAAATTATCCTGGAAGTGAAGGCTGGAATGTAACATTCAGAATGCCTCAAGATTTAGGAATTCGTAAAAAATTGGAACTTTGGACTAGAGCAACATTTGATGATGCAACAAGTACTGGTTCGTATGAAGTAAAAAATTTAGGTAGTGTAGGAATTGCCTTAATGGGTAAAGACGGAAACGTACAAAGAGTTTATAACTTAGTAGGTGCATATTGCACTAATATAGGTGATTATAATCTTGATGTTACTGCTGCTGGTGAAATTGTTACTTTACAAGCAACAATTGCATACCAATATTGGGTACAACCAGAATCTTCTCCTCTCATAATCCAATAATAAAATAGTTATTTAGTATAAGTATTTGGAAATGGCTTCAACAGGTCCTATACCCTACTATTTAGATATTTTAAGTCAATGGCCGTCTGCTATTGCAATAGATAGTCAGTGGTTTTTGTCTATAAATTTTGATTCTTTGCCTATATTAAAAAGTGATATAATAAATCTAGTCAGAGAATATGAAAATGGATCATCTGATTCTGTTGATTGGGATGTATCTTCAAGTGTTATCAAAACTCTGATATCAAAAAAATATCAGAGTGGACATGAGTTTCTTGCTTGTGTATTTGCAGAAGGTGTTACTTTACCATCTGATAGTGTAGACGCAAGTACTAAAGGAGTATATCATGCTGGTTTTCAAGGAGCCGCTACTGTTAATAAAAGAAATGATTTTAGAACATTTTCTGTAACTTTTACAGAAACAAATGCATCTTTTGTAGATTTTGTAATACGACCATGGCTAATAGCGGTTAGTCATTTGGGATTTGTAACTAGAGACAATAGAAATTTAAATGTTAAAGCATTAGATTTTGATGTTATGTATATAGCAAAAACAGGATCAGGTTCTAAGCCCGCTTATAGAAAGGGATTCAGATTTCATGGAGTAGCTCCCATTTCTATAAGTAATTTTACTTCTAGACATTCTAATGTGGGTTTACAATCATATACAGTAGAGTTTATATATGATTCTTATAGTGTATCTGCTAAACAAACAAATCAATTAATTAGTAATACGCAATCCACAGCTACTAGAAATATAAATCCAAATAATACAACCACAAATAATCCAACTACAAACAATCTCTGGAATTTAACAGGAATTACTCCTGCTATGCCAAATGTTTCATTAAAAAATAATATTGGAATGGATTTTACAAATGTAGAAGGAAGTGTAAATTACGCAATTTTTGGAGATTATTCTTTTTTACAACCGCCTAAAAATTCAGCTACAAATAATAATATAACGCTTTTTGACAATACAGGAGCTATGTTTAGTAATAGTACGGGATCTTCATTTACAAATCCTTCAAATGGAAGATCAACCGGAGGCGTATTTCCAACTAGTGAAGTAATATTTTAAAAAAAATATTAATTAAGTTGTAACTTATAAGAAGTTAGGTAAATCTTATATATGGAATATTTCTTGTATTCAGTTGAGATGCCACTTTCTAATGTAGAATTGTTCTATAGAGATATAAATTCAAAAGAACAATTAATTTTAGCTAAAACAAATTTACTATTTCCCATAGAAGAAGAAAATTCTAAAGAATATTCAAGAATAGTAAAAAAAATAATATTTAATTGTGTTGAAAATAAAGAAGATATATACAAATTAAATATAATTGATTATTTTTTATTCATAATAAAACTAAGAATAAACAGTTTTGGGGAAACTTTAGAGTTAATGTTAAAAGCAAATGACAACTCTGATGAAATGGACTCTAAAATTTCAATAAATTTGAATGTTTTTATGAAAAATTTATACGAAAAGTCAAAAAAAGCTATGGAAGATTGTATAATAACACATAAAAATTTAAAAATATGTATAGATTGGCCAAATATGACTTCCAAAGAGTTTTTTTTAAAAGAAAAAGAAGAAATAGGAACTGCTATATTATCTAATATACAAGAATATATAAAAAATATCACTATAAATGATGTTTTTATTGATACTACCGCATATAAAAGCGAAGAAAAATTAGAACTTTATGAAAAACTTCCAATTTCCGTTAAAGTAAAAATACAAAAAAAGGTTTTAAATGCTATTTTAGCAATATCCAAAGAAAATTTGTTTGGTATTAAAAAAATGGATTTTTTTAAATATAATCCATATAATAAATCTCAACAACAACTAATGAGATTTATATTTTCAGATAATTTGAGAAATATATATCAAGAATATTACATATTGTCATCTAAAAACATAAATCCTTTATATATAGATAGTTTATCGGTATCAGATAGAAGAGTTTTTTGTTCTTTTATAAAAGAAGAATCAGAAAACTCTCAAAAAAAATCAGAATCTACAAGCAAAAACAACACTCCCTTGGAAGATTTAATGGATGAATTTGGAGAGTAGGCGAGTAATTAGTCATATGTCAGAACAATCTACAACTCAAATAAACTTTAACGATGCCTTAAACATACTAAGCAATGCTTCTAAGGAGGCATTTACAACTGATGTCTGGATACCATCATTAAAAAGACATGTTAAAATTGAAGAATTAAGTGCTAAACAACAAAAAGGTCTTTTAGAGTCTGCTATAGATTCTACAGTTGCAAAATCTACATTTTCTAAACATTTTTACGAGATAGTTTCTTCTAATTGCACAGAATCTAAAGAAGTAATAGAGAAGTTTACTATAGCGGACAAGTTTTCTATTGCATTTGCAATGAGAGCACAGATATCAGACAATATAGAAATTGTATTTCAAGAAGAACCTAAAATATCTTCGCTTATTCCATTAAAAGATATAATAGATAAAATAAATACATACGAGCATCCAACGCAAGAAGTTATAAAATTTTCAAAAAATAATGTAGAATTAGAAACTACTATAGAAATGCCACTTTTTTCCGAAGAAGACAAATTCGATTTATACATTTACGGAAAAGATAAAAAGGAAAATAACGTAGAAGAATTTAAAAGTGTTGTTGTTGGAGCATTCTTAGGGGAAACTTCAAAATTTATAAAAAGTATTAAATTAGGAGACACTGATTTAGGGTATGATAAATTAAATATACCACAAAAAATTCAAGTAATTGAAAAACTTCCAGCAGCACTTGTTCAAACTGTTTTAGAAAAAGCAGTTGTTTGGAAAAATAAATTAGATGAAATTTCCAAAGTAAAACATCAAGATTTTACTAAGAATATAGATGTAGATAGTATATTATTTTTAACGTCTTAATCCACTAAAGAAGTACATATAGATTAAGTATTCTATATGTCATTTGAAGAATTAGGAGATTTTTTAAAAAGCCAAGGTGTTTCTGTATCGGGATCAATTGATCCCGATAAATTATTGGGAATGTTGTTGGGTAATCCTTCTTCTATCAACGAAGACATAAAAAAAATACAAAAAGATACTTTAAATTCTATCAATGATATTTCTAAAAGACATACCGATAAGTTAAACGAGGAAGCAAAAAATATAAATTATAAAGATTCTGTAAGCAAATTAATAGGAATTTCTTCAGAAGAAATAGATTATACTTCTTTAACTATCTTAAAAAAGGAAATATTAAATAAAGCAGTAGAGATAACACAAAAATTAAAAGAAGATGTAGAAAACATTAAAAAAGAAGCAGATGATTTTAATAAAAAAACACCTTCTCAAGAAAATATTGTTAAAACACCTTCTAATAAAAAAGAAAATACAAAAGATGACTTAGAACAAGTATCTTCTAGTTTGGAAAATACAGTATTAAGTGAATTTTCAGAAAAACTTAAACAAAAAATACAAGAAACAAAAACAATTGATGTTGTTCCTAATAATAAATCAAATGTAGTAGAAGAAAATACAAAAACAAATCAATTTCTTGAATCTATTTCAAAGAAAGTAGACTCTTTGATAAAAGGTAAAGATAGTATTGTAGATATATTATCACAAGAACAAAAACCAGTTTCTTTGGATGAATCATCAGTAAATGCAATATCAAAGTTATTAAAATTAAATAAAGAAGAGGAACAAAAACTTAGGGAATCTTTATTAGAAGTAGAAAAACAAAATTCTGAAAAATTAGATAATATAAAAACTTCTAGTGGGAGTTCTGGATTAGGACTTTTAGGATTATTAGCAGGAGGAGGAATTTTATCCACTGTTACAGCTGCTCTTGGAGGATTTGCTAGTAAAATATTAAACATTGGTACTATATTTTTTGGTTTACAAGTAGCAGTATCTAGCCTTATAGGTGTTTTAGGATTTTTAGGAAAGCCTCTAGGTGCTTTAGGAGATTGGATGTTAGGTACTGACAAGGTTAGTAAAACAATAGATGCTATTAACGAAAAGTCTGGAATGAACACCAAAGAAGAACAAGAATATTGGAAACAAATTGGAATGGGCGGTGCTATAGGACTTGGTGGGGTAACGGTAGCTAAAAGTCTTTTGTCAAAAAAAGGAAGAGAGGGAATGGTAGGAGCAGGAGAAAAATCCATAGAAAAATATGGACCTAGAATATCAAAAACAGCATCTACACTTGCTAGTGGAACTGCTAATATAGCAAAAAAAATACTACCAAATAGCATACTAAATGCTGCTACTAGTCTATCCAATAAAGTTTCTCCTATCATTGAAGCATCTTCTGGATTAATAAAAAGTGCTACTTCATTTATAACAAAAGCATCTCAAGGCACTGGAATGGGTGCTAAAATATTAACAGGATTGGGTGGTGGAATTAGTAAAATAGGAGGACTCTTGGGTGTTTTTTCAAAATTTGGTGCAGGAGCATTAGGTGCTATTTTTAAAAGAATTCCATTAATAGGTATATTATGGGATGCTGGAATAATGATAAAAAGATTTATGGATGGTGATTGGAAGGGTGGATTGATTAGATTAGCATCTTTGGCAACAAATGGATTGTATTTCCTTGGTCCTTGGATGGCATTGATACAAATACCTCTTAGTATGTGGATAAGTTCTTTTGATACTGGTGGAGAAGATTCAAGTGGTATTGGTGATGAAAATGATACTAGTAGAGATGGAAATACTTCTAATTCACAAACAAATCCTGGTTCAATACCAACTCCTCCAATACCAAAAGGAACCCCTCCTCCATCAAAACCACAAACAACGACAACACCTTGGTGGAAACGTCAAATGCAAGGTATGTATACAGGAGGTGAAAGCACTTCAGAAGAAACTCCTCCTCCAGAAAGACCAAGCGGAGAACAACCATCAGATGAAGTTCCTATGACATGGGATCCATCAAATCAAACAGAATTTGGAGAATGGAGAGCAGAGAAACCAGATAAATCACAATGGATTAAATTTGGTCCAGCAGCAACACCTGTACCACCTCCTCCTGCTGTGGATTTATATAGAGATCCTTCCATACCAAAAGAATTAAATTTAAGTAAAGAAACAATTGAAGCATTAGGAAAACATCTTTCTGAATCTATTGGAAATACACAAAATGTTATAAACAACACTACAAATAATTCATCCAAATCAAGCGGCGGTGATCCTGTTCACAATGCAAGAACTCAATATAACAGAACAGGAATAAACTATCCTGCAATGCCATATACACCATATTAATAAATATATATAATAACACATGAGCTTATATACTATATCACCAATGACGATAACAATAGCAGGTGCTTCGTTTACATTTCCCCATGTTCAACCAGGTTCTTCTGGAGGAAGTATTGATATTATTAGAGACTTTAGATGGAAAAATAATAAAACTTCTGGAAGATCTATTAGTGAAGTACCATCAATTATGCTTACAGAATATACTTTGGGTTATGGTAAATGGCAAGCAAAACTTTCTAATTTATTTAACAATATAGTAAACAATACGACTGGAACAACGGATCCGTATGGTCAGTTGTATACAGGATTAGCAACTAATTTTGTTTATAATTTACCATACTTATTAAAAGATGGTTCTACTCTAAAAGGAAAAACAGATAACAAATGGGAAGAATTTAAATTAGAAGATATTCCTTTAATTGGTGATACATTAAACAAAGTAAGTAAATTTGGAAATAAAGTACTAACCGGATTTGGATTTGAAAATACTAGCAATTACTCAGAAACAACAAAAAGAAGTGTGGTGATAGAATTTCCATTATATA